TGTCTGCACCGAGTTGAATTTCCTTGACTTCTTTTTTTATATCGCTAACCTCTGCCTTGTAGGTTGTTTCAAGTGCTTCTGATATTTTATCATTAGAATCCATGTTTTCTCCATATTAATGAGTTCGTCCCTCTGCGGGATAATACACCGGCCCAGAAAGTCCAGTAATTGTTGAACCTGTTACACCAAACGAGGAAACAACGGCACTTTCATCACTTGCAGCGTCTGTAAGGTTTGCATAGAAGTCTCCGGTGATCGAAAGAATAACACCACTTGCTGTAAGTCCTTGAGTTTTGACTGGTCCATACATATACGATTTCGCTAAGAACTCAAACGTTGTTGCGATAAATCTTCTTGTAGCGAAGTTACCCTCATACTCCTCTTGAATGTTGATGTTTGACAATACAATAGGAACATCAACTTTTTCGTGAGCATCGTTCATGTTTATTGAAACAATAAACTCTGGGGCAAAAAATGGTGTGATCTGCTCAATAATCTGTAAGTTTTCATCAATACTTGAGGTGAAAGAATATAAACCAAAACTTATATTATAGGGAACTTCATTAAAAGCAGATGTTGTAAGAGCACCATCTTGTTTTTTCATTTTCCTTAACTTGTTAATTGTTCTCGTTGGATCATAATTTACCCCAGTAATATCAAAACCAAGTCTAGGTAAAATTGCTTTTACTTTTGTTTTATCCTCTAAAATTGATCCACCCTCATTCAATCTTGCGATGAATTTTTCTTTTGGTGCATATGATATCGGAACTCTAACTTTTTGTGTAGTGTTTCCGGCTGAGTCGATGTCACGAACAATTATATTGTTGAATAAAGATCCAAAACCTATGACGAGTTTTCTCAATGATTCATTGTAGAATGTTGAAAACATTAGTAATTACCCTCCGAGAATGGATCAGTGTCGGTAAAGTCAAACACATTAAATTCGTCCTCAAGATCCTCAATGATTGCATTATCACCAACGGTGACTCCAGTGGAGTTTACTGGAATAAGAATGTCACCCGAAAGACCTCTAGTATCTGTTTCAAGTGCGTCGATTTGTGAGAATCCAGTGTCCATATCTTCGTGTGAGTAGGTGAATGTTTCACAAGTTAAATAGTATGTGTATAATTTACCCAGTTGGTAAAATGGATTTTCGTGTTCAACAAAGTTGATTTCAAATAGTGTTCTGCTTAATGGAAAAAATATAAGATCACCCTCTCTCGGACGAACTATTTCACTCTGATATGTTGTAACTTCTTGTTCAAATCGTTTTCTAGCAACAACAAGATCCATTCTGTCGTTTATTTGAATGCCAAATTTAGAAAGTATATCTCCGTCACCTTCAAATCCGTTGACTGATTGAATATACATCTCGATTTCATAACCGTCATCGAACTTTGCTTCGGTGTCCTCTCCAAATAATTTATCTTCATTAATAAGTTGTCTAGGAATATAAACCATCGCTTTTCCATTTATGCGAATGGATTCAATAGATAAATCTTCAACAAGATTTTGCTCGCTAGAATTCTCTTTGAAATAAGGACTTCTCATGCAACTATAAAGTCAATCGGTAATTCATATTGAGAGTAGAACTGTTGCTCGATGATTTCAACCTCTTGAACTGCTTCTGCGTATATCTGCGGTCCGTTGAGTTGAACACCACCGGGAAGTTGAACACCCGCAAATTTAGAAAGATTGCTCCCCCATTGTTTTTTAATCAAAGCCGTAACATATTTTTTGAATAGTCGGTCATTGTAAATCTCTGTAAAGAAATCTGGATCCAACGCGGCATACGCTTCAATAATAATAAAATCACCAACCTTAACTTGCTTGTCTAATTCAGCGTCGATTAAAAGTCTATTTGTAACTTTACTGAATCGAATTTCTTTTTCATTTTGAAAGAAATCTTCAATCATGTTAATGTATCTTTTTGCTGAATCGAAAGAGGAAAGTCCCAATGATGATGAATATCCAAGCCCAGTATTGATTCCAAAGTAATCAGAAAGTGCCATTTGATACCGAACGTCAAACATGCTTTGAATACCACGAAGGGCACCAAATCTAAAAACTTTTGTTACTGAAACAATATCTTGTCCGGTGGGACCGCCATCAGGGAATCCCTTTGGTTTTCCTATTGTGTTTGTATCAATGAAGCGATTATTAATATCATCCTGTGTTAACTCGTGTGAGAAAAACACTCTTTCAACACCGTCAAAGTGTCTCTCGGTGAAAAATTGTAGTGCCTCATCAACTCTATCCTCAGCCTGTTCTCGATCAACGTTGATTTCAATGACCGGAGCACCAAGTTTTCTCAGAGCATATTCAATAAGTTCATTCTTAGAGGTTGGCTTTGCCATAGGTATTCCCCTTTCCAGAATATGTATAAGATAAAGCGGGCCCAACAGAGTGGACCCGCTTTGATTTACTTATCGTTTTTCTTATTGCTTTACTTGAACGGTAACTGGAATGTCTTGAATTTCTGTATATTCCATGTTTTCAATGTAATACTTTCTAGTAATTGGCTCTTCCGCTTCATTTGGCTCGCTCGCTGTGTAATCAGTAAATCCTGGCATACCTAACGGACAACTTAATTTTGGATGATCTAATTTGCTATACTCATTACCTTCGGAAATAAGCCAAGTCGCTTCTCTATCTCCGCAACCACACCCACCACAAAAATGTTTTCCTACACTTTTACTATTTTCTAAGTGTTGACACGGGGGTAAAACACCACCAACGTGCTGATTTCCAAAACAACTAATAACTCTCAATTGCTTTGTTGCTTTTTCTACTTTTTTATTTCCGAATCCTCTAGACGCTAAGGCTGAGGCATAACTTTGAACCATGCCAATGCCTTTTTTGAGAGCGTTCTTTTTTGTTTCATTTAGTTTTCTAAAACCACTATTTTTACAATTTTTACAGCCCATGATTGTTCCTTATATGATATTAATTCTTCTTACCAATCTAATTTTAAACTTATTATCTAACCCTGTCAACATTGTAAGACCATCTTTTCTCGATGTTTCTGTGTTATCGGGACCAGCAAATGCAGAGTAAACCAGATTTGCTGCTGGATAATTCGCAAATTCTCTCACCAAAGTATTGCTTCTAGTTGAAGAAAGATATGGGAAATATAACTCGGGATCAAACGGATTTGAATATCTTGTTGGTCTGTATGATAATAACTTTCTTCGATTTTGTGAATAGCGAGAAGCGTAACCAACCGTAAAATCTAATTCTCTCTGAACATCAATCATGAAACCAAGTTCTTGAATGCTGGGAACATACCAATCTCGGAAAGAAAATCTATTGTATCCTCTGACTTGTTTAAAGAAATTGCTTTGTGGTGCGGGATAATTTGATGCACCGTATGTGTTTAACAAACCATCATAAGTTGATGTCTCCATTCCATCAATTCTTTCTGAGGTTGTTGTGTGTTGATATAAAATGTCGTTCAATCCAAACTCATCTCCGAGATCGGACAGACACATGATGAGTGCCCATTTTGAATCGGCACCAATACCACTTTTTTCGGATGCTCTCGAATCGGTTGCCTCTCCGGTTTCTAAATTAATTTTTACCTTACTGATGCCTGGATTGAAAATACCCAAGTAAATTCCACCAGCAAATGTATCACCAACGTTAGGCAATTCATCCGCTGAAATAGTGGGTGGAATTGGAATATTGTTTAAAAAACTTGGCTTTTGTGGGCATGTGTTTCTATCGCATTCGACAGGACCACTTTCATCTGGATCTATGAAAAATCCATTTTGTCTTTCGCACTCTAATCGTGTGGTTCTTATACACCCACCAACGACACAACACGCACTGGTTTCTTCGTTTTGAGTAACCGTTTTTTGTAAATTTATGCCAGTAATTTCGTTTTTATTGGAACCTCTGTTTTGATCCTCTTGTGGTATGTCAAAGGGATCTCCCACAACACTTTCCAAGTAGGTAGGTGGTTCTGGACCTGGCTCATACACACATGATCCATCGTCCACCGTGGCATCTGGATTATAATTATCAGCCTCTGGATCTGTGCAGCCAGCAATTTCCGTTCCGCATTCAAATCCGTCTTGACCACCAAGTGTGTCAAAGTTGCAAATAGATCCAGAGATAAAAACTGATTCGCAATCGGGAATATCTGGCAAATTAAGTTCCGCACACTCCTGAGCACTGCACACATTTTTACAAACACGAATAAACTCTCCACCAATTTCTTGACAATGACAACAGGCATATGGAAATCTTACGTCATTTCTACCTTCAATTCCTTCAGTCGTGCTACAAAGAGTTAATCTACCGAACGCACCATCAGGTTCAACGGGAGACCAGTTCCCTCCATAATACTCACATTCACATTTACTAATTCCGGGCTGTATGCCGTTCGATGAGCCGAAGATTCCATAAATACCACCATCATTTTCTCCGTCACCATCAGCCCAGTCAGTCCCATCACCCGTGTTTTTGCTTGTATAATTGCACGAACAACAAAATCCGGTTCCGTTTGGTTGCGGGCATTGATGTGTTTCAATACTAACATTGGGTGTCCAGTAGCCAGACGAGGATAAACAGTCAGAAAATGTTTTTGATGTTTTCGTTCCGTCTGTTTCACAGCAAACTCCGACTGAGTTAATATACTCCTCGTAATTGATAACTGTTTTTATTTTTCCTCGTGTTTGTGCCATTACTCGCAGTCCTCCAAATATCGACAGTAGTTATCAACACCAGCAATTTCTGGACAATTCATCGTAACACACTCACCATTTACAATTTTTCTTGCAAGATAGAATGAGTAATTAATTTCAGTGGAATTAAAATTGTCATACGTTGTTTTAAAGAATCCACCGCTTACTCTTTCTTGTCCTGCGTTTCCAGTTGGACGAACTGGATTGAATCCACCAACGTCTTTACCAAAGTTGATTGGTAGATTTTTTCCATAAATGCCTTCTTGAATACCTGTTGATTGTCTGTTAAACATGGTGGGACTTCCGCCACCACCTTCACCACAATTTCCGAAACTGTCTGGATAATAACAACTACCGTCGTCTATATTTGCCTTTGGATTCCAATTACATGCAGTCTCATCTGTGCAGCCTTCGATATCGTCATCATCATCCTCATAACGGCAGCAATCATTGTTGGGATTATCGCAGTCACAAGCAACCGATGCCGAGGGATCATAGTTAGTTGCGTTTCCGTCTTTATCAGTGCAACCAGCATATACACAAGTTCCATCGTCTTGAGTTGCCTCTGAATCGTAATTACACGCTCCCGAATCTGTGCAGCCAGGGACTTCATACTCACACCGCGAGTTATCACAACAAACTGATATGTCATCACCTG